AATATCCTGTCATAATTAAATTTATATTTTTAATATTATAGAAAAAATATATAATATGTATTGTCCAATTTAAAGTACAACAAATAGAATATACCATAAAGGCGTTTTTTTTTAATTCTTTGTACTGAAATTCCCATACAAGAAATCTCATACCCAAACATTTATTAACATTATAACTATAACAGGATAATATACCATATACTAACATTAAATTTGCTATATTATTTGGATTTTTCCAATCTAAAAAAGCTACTATAAATGTCAAAAATGTTGTTACATAATGATGTATTTTGGTAGTAGATGACATATTCATATCTTTAATTAAAGAAACTGTATCACCCGAAGTATATAAAAAGGTTAAAAAATGTATACATTTTGTAAGATTGCATATATTAAATATTATATTAAATATTATCAAAGGTATAATAGGGATTGTTGCCACACTTATGTATTTTAAAATATGTGATTTCATAACGTTTTTAATTATGTAGTTTTTTCTTTTTCTATCATATTGTTTATATTTATCGTATTTTACAAATAAATAAAAATCAACGATAGGATAAGACATATAAATTATTGATAAAGTTGTAAATAAATACCACAAAGAGTGCATTATAATAATTAACATTCAATATTTAAATGGATTATTTAAATGGATTATTAAAATACATAAATTCATGATTAGTGATCATAATTTTTAACGAAAGTAATAATACACCCATTCGTGAAACTAAAAACACCTAAAACAATAATTATCTTAATAAGGTCAAGCGTTTTTGGCCATTTTATTAAAAATCCTTCTTTTCCAGAATTTCTTCCTATATTATAATGTAACATTGCTTCTATAAAAAATACTATGAACGTTATTATTCCTACTAATATTGTATGATGCATATATATTAACAAAATATAATAAAGAGTTTTTTACATTTATAATAATGGCAGATTGGTTATTAACCACACACGGGATGGCTTTTTTTCCAATAGGTGTTTTTTTATGGAGTTGGAAACAAAGGAAAGACGCAGCTTCCATTTTTATGTTAATTAAATTTTTATATTGTGTAACTTATTCATTATTATATCATTCACACAGGAGTTTAGGTGATAATAAATTTACTACAGAGACGGATTATGATAATTGGGCTTTCTTGGATGGATATGCGTCTGCTTCTTTAATTTTTACAACCGTTCTATATGGTTTGAGAGTTAGAGAACCACAATTTTATATCACCAGTTTTGCTGTAGAAAATTTGATTTTAGTATTTTATTTATGGCAGAATATTTTTTCAAATATTCTTGTAACAACTTGGTATTTAACAGTTTGTAGCATTATTGTTATAATATTTAAATGGAAAACGGCGTGGAGATATTTATTAAAATTCAAATGTTTGTCTTTTTTAACTATTTCTTGTGGTATTACCGCAACAAGTATGTTTATAGTAGCTTCAAATAATTGGCATCATGAAAGATTATATATAAAATACCATTCTTTATGGCATTGCTTTATTTTTTCTACTGCGGGATTTGCTGGTTTATTGAGATATAATTTGGATGAAGAATTGTATCCAATTAGGAACAGAAGAAACCAATTGGATTCTATATAGTTGGTATAAATTCCCAATTTAACTCTTTACATATTTTTTTCCAAATCTCATCTTGTTCTATGCGTTTAACGGGGTCTTTTAACATTGGAAAATATGGTAAAAATATATTTTCTCCAAGTAATTCGCACATTTTGTATAAAACATAATAATAATTTAAAAAATTAACTCTATCGTCAGGACAATGGTTCGAATATGGTTTCTGTATTTCCATAAATAAATTACATAATGTATCTTCCAATTCAGGACTCATTACAGGCGGTTTAATACCCAATTTATCTTTAATAAAAGGTATGTGTTCATAATACTTATTATAACCTAATTTTTTTAATATATCTTTCGCTTTTTTATTGGTTATTTGTTTTAATGATATTCTTTCTTTTTTTATTTGTAGTTTAATATTATTTAAAACTTCTATCGGTATTTGTGTAGTTTCTTTAGCTTGAAATTGCGCAAGTATTTCTCTAAAATGATTTATTCTTTTATACGCATAAAAACACACTTCTTTAGGAGGTTCTTTATATGAAGGTTTTTCATGCTCTATTAAATATTGTAAATGTTGACCACATTTATTACATATTATTAAACCTTCTGATTCTACAGGGACCAACTCTCCAGAACAATTTTCACATTTTTCATAATCTATTACGTAATTATTAATATCTATAAAACTTTCATCAATATTTGTCAAATATTTATTAATATTTGTTGTTTCTTTATTATCAGTTTTAATTTTATTATTCGCCGTTTTATTAAAAAAATTATTTAATACTGTTGTTTTTTTCGAGTCCCCCTTTGAAATATTCTTTTTTCTTTCAAAATATTCAAATATATAATCAGAGTTTGCTAATAAATACTCTTTTTTCATTGTTTTCAATATTTTTATTTTCCTTTTGATTTCATTTATTTTATCCTTTATTTCCAATTTTTCGCCTATGTCTTTTTTCTTTTTCACTTGTTTCTTTAATTCCTTTTTTTCTTTTTTTAAACGTGGTAATATGTTGTTGCTAATATCTAAAAATTCTTTCATCTTTTCATTATGTTTGCTGTCCAAAGTAACTATAGATTTCTTATTTACTATGATTTTTTTACTGGCCTTGGGTTTAAAATTGGGCATGATGTACATAAAACATTTATGTTATTTTTAATTATTAATTTTCTTATTTAAAATAAAATGAGTGATATTAAAATAGATGACTCATATAATAAAAATAATATAACGATTGATAAACTCACATTCAGAAAAATGAATTTTATTTACAACGCTTTAGAAAAGGGATGGAGTGTTACTAAAAAAAAAGAGTTGTATATTTTTAAAAAAAGCCATGAAGGAAAAAAAGAAGTATATCTCGATGATTATTTAACACGATTCATGCAGGACAATTTCGATATGTCATTAATCAGTTAATATATAACTTTCTATTTAATTAATTAATTAATTAATCAATTAACAAAAATTTTTTTTTCTTTAGCAATATTATAAAATGGGTGGCGGTTTAATGCAACTAGTAGCTTATGGTGCACAAGATGTGTATCTTACGGGTAATCCCCAGATCACTTTCTGGAAAGTGACCTACAGAAGACACACTAACTTCGCAATGGAATCTATCGAACAAACTTTCAACGGTCAAGCTGATTTCGGCCGACGTGTTCAATGTACTGTTTCCAGAAATGGAGACCTCGCATACCGAACATATTTACAGGTAACTCTCCCTGAAATTAACCAAGATGATAATGCATCTGGTAATGTTTATGCCAGATGGTTGGATTGCCCCGGCGAACAACTTATCTCTATGGTGGAAGTCGAAATTGGTGGTCAAAGAATCGACCGTCAATATGGTGATTTCATGCACATCTGGAATCAATTGACTCTCACTTCTGAACAAGAAGATGGTTACAACAAAATGATCGGTAACACCACGCAACTTACCTTCTTGACTGATCCAACTTTCGCTGATGTTGCTACTGCTTGTGGTGCCGCTGCTGTCCCCGAAGCGGTCTGTGCCCCAAGAAACGCACTCCCAGAAACGACGCTTTATGTCCCTCTTCAATTCTGGTTCTGCAGAAACCCGGGCCTTGCTTTGCCTTTGATTGCTTTGCAATACCACGAAGTTAAAATTAATATCGAAATCCGTCCTATGGATGAATGCTTGTTTGCATGCAGCCAAGTCGGTATCTCTGCCGCACCAGGCAAAAACGTAAAAGCCACTGCTGCTTACTCCAAATCTTTGGTTGCCGCATCTCTTTATGTTGATTACATCTTCCTTGATACTGATGAACGTAGACGTATGGCACAGAATCCCCACGAGTACCTTATTGAACAGCTTCAATTCACTGGTGATGAATCAGTTGGTTCTTCTTCCAACAAGATCAAACTTAATTTCAATCATCCTTGTAAGGAATTGATCTGGGTCGTCCAACCCGACGATAACGTCAGTTATTGCGATAGTTTCGTTGAAACTAAAGTTCTTAACATGGCCTTGGGTGTTCAGCCATTTAACTACACCGATGT